ATATTGGTGCAACAATTTGTAAAGTTTCTTGTTGAAATAAAGGTACATCGGTATTAAATCCAACATCAGCAGTTCCATAATAATTTGTTTTATAAATATCTTCTAAATTTTTTATATTTGCGTCACTATAAGCAACAGCTAAATTTTCTAGGTGATTTTCTCCTGCTAAATTTAAACCAGTAACAACTCCTGTGTTATCAGGGTCTCCTTGTATTTTTTGCATTACCATTCCTGTTCCTACATTAGAAATAACATTTCTAGCAACATCGCCTATTACAGTTCCTTTAGCTAATTTAGAAGCTGTACTAGTTTTTGTAGCAGCTCCTTTAGCTACACTTCCTATAGTTCCACCACCACCTTGTCCTGTTGCTAAAGTTCCTGTCTGAACTCCAAAACCTCCACCAGCTCCTATAGCACCTTCAGCAGCAGCAGCACCTTCAACAGCAGCAGCAGCACCTTCAGCAGCAGTAGCAGTAGCAGTAGTAGTACCTTCAACAGCAGCAGTACCGGCTTTACCTGCTAAAGAAGAACCAATAAATTTACCAGCAGCTGTAAATGGTTTAAAACTTGTAGGATTAAACTTAGCAAAAAATTTACCACCATTTATAATAGCTTGACCAAAAGCACTACTTGCAAAACTACCTCCAAATGCTCCAATAGCTGCACCTCCTGTAGCTAATACAGCTCCTACAGTAGCTATAATTTTAAATAATTTACTTTTAGTAATTTTTTTTACAGCTTTTTTAACTGCTTTACCAACTTTTTTAACTGCATTTTTTACTTGTTTAAATTTTTTTCTTAAAAATCCCATCTTAACCTACTCCCGTAATATCTTCTGTTATTACTTTTATTAAACCTTTTATATCATTTACACTTGAACTATATCTATCTGGGTCACTAGCAAGTGCTGTATTTACAATTTGTGCTATTCTATTTTTTTCATTTTCAGATTCTCTAAAGTCATAATCTGCTTGGTCTCTTAACTCTTGCCATAAAAATGCTCTAGCTGTTTGACTTAAATTAAAAGCATTAGTAGCATTTTGCATATTAATAGCATTTTGAGCTGCTGTATTTACTGTATTAATTTGTCTCATCCAAGCCACATTAGAAGCTTCAACAGCAGCAGTATTTTGTGCATTCCATTGATTTCTTGCAAAGTCTTGATTAGCATTAAACTCTTTAACTTGAGTAGCTAACTGAGCATTATATCTATTTGCATCAGCTTCAATACCAGCTCTCCTAGCTTCAGCAGCATTAGCTTGTGTTGCATTAAATTGAGCATTAGCATTCATTTGTGAAGTATTATATTGTTCAACTTGTGCATTAAGACTTGTCATAAATTGTTGAGTTTGATTTTCACTTGCAGCATTAAATTGTGAAGCAGCATTTTCAGCAGCTTGATTACTTAATAATCTTTGTTGTGTTTGTTGAGCTTTTAATATATTTGCCTGTTGTTCTGCATTTAAATTAGCCATGTCCATAGTTAAAAAGTTTTTAGCATTTTGTATTTGAGCTTGTTGATAAAAATTAGCTTCTGATATATTTGCTTGAGACATTAAAGCTGCATTCTGCATAATTGATTGTTGGTCTGCACTAGCTTCAGTAATAGCTACAGTTTGTAAAAATTTACTATTAGACAATGCTATTTGTTGGTCAGAACTAAATTGAGCCATATCCATTTGAAATACATTTTGAGCATCTTGCATAGCTTTTTGTTGCATTCTTTGTGCATTTGCTTCAGCAGTTTGAGCTTCTATAGTTTTTTGTTGACTAACACTTTGTTGTATAGCTTGTGCATTACTTTGAGCTATTGGTATAGCTGATTGAATAATAGCATTAAATAAACCATCTCTACCAACACTAGAAGCACTTAAACCTCTAGCAGCTAACATTTGTTCTACTTGTGTTACAGCAGGTCTAGCCCATACAGGTATTTCACCGTTTTCTATACCTTCTAACAAACCATTTATTTGTGTAGATACTAAAGCTTCTTCAGGTAATCCTTCTATAATACCTCTTTGTTCTTCACTAAAATCTGCTAATCTATCTTCTAATGCTTCTGGGTCATTGCCTATTTCTTCTATATCTGCATCAGATAATCCAGCTCTACTTAATTGTTTTTTAGCTCTTGTAATTCTTGATAAACTTGTACCAGCATTAATAGCTGCTGTAGCTTTAGCATCTTGGCTAATAGTACCAATAACTCTTTCAGCTAAAGCACCTGCTGGTATCTCAACTTCAACTCCTTCTGTAGGTGTAACTCTTTCAACTCCTGCAGCTTGTGCAACAGCTTTGTCAGATACTTCACCTTTTGCAGCTTCTACTTCTACTTCAGGAGTAACTGTAGCTGCTTTCATTTGTGCAGTTTGTATTTGTTCTGGAGTTTGTGCAGTTGTAACTCCTGCTTGTGTAACTTGTTCAGGAGTAACAGTTTTTATAGGTTCAAAATCTACTTCAGTTGGAGCTTTTAAAGTTGTAACTTGTTGTTTATCTCCTTCAGGAACAGGTATTGCATTTGGTATTTTTGCAGCTTCTGGTAATTCACCTCTTGCTGAAGCCTCTGCCATTTCTCTAGCTGCATTAGGTTCTATAACTGGTTCATCAGTAGTCTCTGTTTCTTTAGTAGGTTCTGCTTTTTGTCCTGTGTCTACATATATATAACCATTCCATGTGTGAATAGTACCATTTCTTACTATTGTAGCTTCACCATTTGGAGGGTCTTTAGGTTCGTTTCCTCCCATAACATCATCTACACCTTTATATACTGACTGCGTATTATCAGCAGATACCATTCCTTCTCTAGGTCTAGATTCGTTTGGTCTATCTTTTATATCAACAGTTCGTACATTTTTTTCTGTTGCTTGTGGAGAAGGACTAGGTTGAATATTTTCTTCTCTTTGTATAGACATATCTTCTCTTTCAGGTACTTCATCCATTTTTTGTAAATTATGAAGACCACCATGAGCTTTAGAAACTCTGCCACCTTTTCTATAATCTACTCTACCACCAGTATAATACTTTTGTTGATATTTTTTCTTTTTCTTTTTAGCCATACCTTTTCCTATTTTACTTTACTTCAAAGAGTTTGTCAACCTTTTCATGTAATTTTTCTAATCTGTCCATAAGAACATTCATATCATCTTTTACTTCTTTTTTAGTTACATATTCTTTTGCAATCTCTTCACGAGTTTTGTTTAAGAGTATGTCGATTCTTTTAGCCTCTGCAGTATTACCACGAATACCATAGAGTATGGGAGCTAACACCAATGTTATAAAAATGTTCCAAAATAAATAAGGTGTTAGTTCCATATTAACCGATAGTTTTTATTACGCTTGTAGGTGTAATCTTTTCAGCTATCTGTACATCTAATCCAGCTTTCATAGTTGTAACTTCGTCAGCACCTAAAGCTGCTTCAACCCATGCTTGAACATTACTTGCAGTTAAATCTGCAAATGCTGTAAAGCTTGAAAGGTCTGAAGTATCTAAAGTCTGTGAACCATAGGAAGTAGCAGTCCAGTTATTACCATCGCTATCCTTATTAGTATCATCAGTTGCTGTAAGTCTCCAATGTACATTATAGACTACATCACTTTTACTATCTTTTGTAGGGTATGTATCAACTGTTGAAACATCCCAAGTATATCCTATTGCCATATTTATTCTCCTTTTATCCTTCTAATGTTGTTATTCTTGCTTCTAGTTCCTGTATTGTTTTTACTAATAATGGTACAAGTTTGCTATGGTCTATACTTTGATAGTCAGGATTACCTTTATTATCAACTGCATCTTTTTCACCTGTAACAGAATTAGGAACTATACTTGAAACTTCATGTGCTAAAAATCCATCAACTAAATCACTTGTATCATCTTTAAAATTAAATCTAGCTGGTTTTAATTGTTTTAACCTTGTTGTAGCATCCCATGTATAATTTACATTTTCTTTTAATCTGTAATCTGATGATGTGTTGTAACCTGTTGAACTAAATCCTATAATTACATTACCAACTTCTGTACCATCGTTTCTTTGAAATCTAATACCTTTTCCATTAAATCCACTTAGACCTCTGCCATGTCTAATTCTTACAGCATCAGAAACACCAGTAGAGTTTTTATGAACTGTTAAAATTGGATTAGAAGAACCATTGTCAATATGCAAAGCTCCATCAGGACTACTCGTTCCAATTCCAACATTGCCTGAATTATCAATACGCATTTTTTCTGTAGTACTAAAAGTTGCACCTGCTGTACCAGTAAGAGCACTTTCAAATAAGAAATTTCCTTGATGGTCCATTTTTAATTGTTGTACAGGATATGCTAATACTCTTTCTTTAAGGGTTGAGTTATTTACATAAAAATTATTACCTAAAGCAGTTACAGGTACATTATTATTTTGAAATAATAAATGACCTCCATAATTACCTGATATTGCATTAAAAAACTGCGACCAGTTAGGGTCAACTTTTTGAGTACCAAAAGCTATATTTGATTCACCATCTATTATAACATTTGTTTCACCCTCTAATGTATTTGCAGTACCACTACCAGTAATTACTCTATTATTAGCATTATTGTTTATAGTTGTACCTGAAGCATTTTCCCAAGCTACCCCACTACCAGTAGATGTTAATACCTGTCCATCAGAACCTTGACCACCATTTATTTTAAAGTTTTCACCATCAACAAGTCCTGCATAAAAGTTTTTATATTTTAAACTTGCTGTACCTAAATCAACATCGTTATCTGTTGTTGGTTTTAAAACACCATCAGCTAAAGTAATTTGTTCAGTTCCTGCAATATCAAATCTTATAATATCTTCATCACTTGATTCTTCTACCTGAACTTTAGTATCTCCATCTGCATCAGTTAAAATATTAGCAGTAGTAGTTGTAGTTGCATTTAATGTAATAGCTTCAACTTTTGAACCATTAGGAGGTGCTGCTGAAAATGTTAATGTAGTTCCTGATACTGCATAAGTATCTTTATGTTGTATTACACCATCTATAGTTACAAAGGTTGCATTTTCATTTACTGGTTCTGTACTTAAAGTTAAAGTTGTATCACTACCATCTCCAGTCATTGTATTAAGACTTGGAGCAGTATTACCACCACCACCAGCTATAGCACCCCATTCATCTGTATAACCTTCAAAGCCACCAGTAGTTGAGTTATATCTAAAATAACCTGCTGCTGGGCTTCCGGGTCTTTGTGCTGTTGTACCTACTGGTACATGTATTGAGTCTGTGTTTGCACCTAAGTCTAGTGAAACATCTGGTGAAGTTTGATTAACACCTATTCTATTTTCACTTACATCTACAAATAATACACCACTATCTACATTAACATCTCCAGAGAATGTAGCTGCATTAAATGTTGTAGGTACTATATTAGCACTACCATCAAAACTTACACCACCAATAGTTCTTGCAGTTGTTAAAGTAGCTGCTGAACCTGTAGTGTTTTGATTTAGTGTTCCTACTGTTAAATCTATTGTACCATCAGAGTCTTGATAATCAACTGTAATACCTGATTCAGTATTAGAACTAAACATAGCACCAACTGTATCTTGTACAACTTCTGTTAGGTCTATATTAGCTGTTCCGTCAAATGAAACACCATGTATTGTTCTAGCTGTTTCAAGTGCTGTAGCTGTTGCTGAGTTACCTGTAGTATCTTGGTTAAGTGTACCAATAACAAAATCTAAAGTATTATCACTATCATCATAAGTTACTGTAACTCCTGTTTCTGTATTAGAAGTTACCATAGCTCCTACAGTATCACTAATAGTTTCTGCTAGTGTTGTACCATTTACTGTAATTGCATCAGCTTCTAAAGTACCATCAATATCTACATCTCCTGATACATCTAATGTAGCTGCATCAAGTTCGCCTGTAATTGTTATGTTTCTTGCACCAGTAAAATCTTTATTACTATCTACTACTATAGCTTTTGAAGCTTCTACAGTTCCTGCTGTAGCTACATCTACATAGTTAAGTTCTGTTGTAGTTGCTGTAACACCATCAAGTAAATTAAGTTCTGTAGCTGTTGAAGTTACACCATCTAAAATGTTTAACTCTGCTGCAGTACTTGTAACACCATCAAGGATATTAAGTTCTGCAGCAGTACTTGTTACTGTTGTACCATTTATTGAAAGTGCATCAGTTTCTAAAGTACCATCAATATCTGCATCGCCACTAATATCTAGTGTAGCTGCATCTAATTCACCACTAATGGTTATGTTTCTACCACCAGTAATGTCTTTGTTTGAATCTGTTATAATAGCTTTACTTGCTATAACTGTTCCATTTGTAATACCATCTATAAGATTAATGTCTGTTGCACTAGCTGTAACACCATCTAGAATATTAAGTTCTGCAACTGTTGAAGTAATACCATCAAGAGTATTTATTTCAGCAGCAGTAGCTGTTACGCCATCAAGGATATTAAGTTCGGCTGCAGTAGATGTAACACCATCCATAATATTTAATTCAGCAGCAGTTGCTGTAATTGTTGTTCCGTTAAAGTCTATTGCATCTAAGTAAGCTACACCATCAATATAAATATCTTTCCATTGTTGTGAAGAGCTACCTAGGTCATATGTGTTATCATCATCTGGAATAATGTTAGAGTCTACATCAGCTCCAAAGACTACATTATCAGTAGCAGCATCACCCATAGTAATAGTACCACCATTAAATGTTGTAGTACCTGTTACTGTTAGATTACCACCTACTGCTACATTACCTGTAGTAGTTATAGAATCTATAAATGCATCTTTAAATCTTAAACTTGTTGTACCTATATCTACATCACTATCTGTTACTGGAGCTATAACACCATCGCCTATGTATATTTGTTGTACTGGATTAGAAGATACTTCTACATAAAATTCTATATGATTATTTGTAGTGTCTATTAAGACTTTGTTGTTTGGAGAAGTTTCTCCTGCATCACCAATTAAACCTATAACTGGTCCAGAAGCTGCTGTGCCATCATGTGCGTGTCCTGTTGAGTTGTTAAATGCATTTACTAACTGATTATATTCATTATTGAATAAAGCAGCAGTAATTGTATCTCCATCTGCAAAAGAACTTTGTCTTGTATATCCTGCCATCTATATCTCCTATTATCCTTCTAGAGTTTCTACTCTTGTTTTTAAATCTGCTAATGTTGTTTGTATATCAGAAATAATGCTTTGGAAAGTATGTCCATCTTTTTCTGAATTTTCTGTATATATAAGTTTTTCACCTACTAAATCTTCTACTTTTCTGATTACTTTTGCCATATCAACATTTATTGTTTGCAGTTGTTCGCTGTTACTTGGATTTGGTCTTTGTGAATAATATGTCCAAGCTAATTCTTCACTTGGTCCAGAAGATATTAAACCCCAGTTATGTGGTGTAATTTGTGTATTGTTGTGTGAAGAATCAATAGCAAATAATTCACCACTTCTATTTTGTAAAACTGTGGCGTTTGTTAAACCTTGTGTTATTGCACCAGAACTTGAAGGACCTATTACAATAGCTTGATTGGTTATAGGATTACTTGATTGTGGTATTTCATCACTATTAAATTGTATTCTTTGACCAGAACCAGAAAATCGAACAGTTGTAGCTAAAGCATTTTGGGCAATAGTACGAAACTCAAACCCAATATTTGTTTGACCTGCAGTAGCACCACCACCTTGGAAAATACTTCTTATTTGTGCAGGTTGGTCAGTAGCTTGACCAGTTCTACCCATTCTAAAATTAATTGATTGAGATGCTCCATCACCTCTAGAACCATAACCATCTAAATCAATACAAGCAGTATCAGCACCTGCACTAACACCAGCACCAATAACTAGTTTTGCATTACTTGCATCAGTTGTAGCTATTGCAACTTTTCCACTACTATTGATACGCATTTTTTCGCTATCATTTATACTAAATAATATAGACCCACCATTAACACCACTACCTTGATTTATTAAAAATTCGCCAACACTTCCGTTTTGTCTAGATATTAACTTTGTAGATGTTGCACTAGAATTACCAGTAGATAACCAAAATCCTGAACCTGCTGAACCACTTGAAACTGTAGTTGTTATGTTAGTACCTAAAGACCTATCTGCATTTGCTCCAAGGTCTATACAGCCAGAGCCATGAATTTTCATTCTTTGTGTTGAACTAGCACCACCTGCTGCTGTTCTAAATTCAAACTCACCACCAGTTCCACTAGCACCATAAGAAACAAATCTTGTTGAACCACTAGAAAAGTCCATAGCACCAGTAGATGTCCTATCATCTGATAAAGCACCTGTTATAGCTAAAGCACCATTGAGTGTAAGTTTTTCTGTAGGACTACCTGTACCAATTCCAACTCGTTCACTACTATCAATAGTTATAGCAGTAGCATCAGCACTTGAAGATATTCCATCTACTCCACCACCGGCTGTTGCAAAAGATAAATTACCTGAGCCATCTGTTTTTAAAAATTGTCCACTACTTCCATCAGAAACATTAAGTTGTGTTATTCCGACAGAATTATCTGTTATTACATTTGATGTAACTTTTGTTAATGCCATATTTTATCTCCTACCTGAAGGTATGTAATCTACATAAAAACCATTTATTGTATATGGTGGTTTTGTGTCATCACTTATAATTGTAAAATTATTACTTGTTCCACTTCCTTGTAATGGAACTCTTATTAAAGGGTTATCTCCACCACCGAATACATTTGTATTAAATAGTGCTTCACCAAACTTTGAAGGAGGATTAATAACTCCTAAATCAAATAAATCTGGTGGTTGTGGTATATCTGTATTACCATAATCAAATCTAACTTGTATATCTGGTTCTGTTATACCTTCAGAACTTGCTGAAACTCTAACATAATGTAAAGTTTTTAAAGTTCCTAAATCACCATAATCATAATTAGGTGTTTCAAATCTAGCTAATATATTACTACCATCAAAACTATTTCCTGTATCATGTTGATAAACAAAACCATTTGTATCTCCATGATAATATTGTTCTACATTATTAGTATCAAATCCAGAACCTATAGCAGTAACTTCTAATTCTCTTGTTTCTGACCATTGAAACCCATTTGGTCTTAGTGTTCCTATAATTCCTTTTTGTTGTGTTTGTTCTAAACTTGTATCTGTATAAAATAATCTGTATTGTGATTTATCTCTTAATACAACACTACTTATAACAAATGAATTTATATTTTCTGCTAGGTCAGATACTAAAGGTTGTATAGCTTTACTAACTGTACCTAACTCAACATCTCCGATTCTTGCAGTACCAGCAACTGTTCTTAATCCATCTGGTGCTAAAAATAATAAGTCACCACCAATTTCTTGAATACTATATCCACTTAAACAACCAACATTCTTTGTTACCGGTACAATAGCTACACTACTTGCATCATTTATATTTATTAATTTAAATATACTATTAGTACAAAATATAAATAATTCATTACGGAATCCTTTAATTCCTTCTATCTGGTCCTCTAATGTAATAGCATTTGAACCACTACTTGTAAAACTTGTAGGGTCTAATGTACCACTATAATAAAGTGTACTTAAGTTATCTTCAACTCCTGCAGCTATTAAATGTTTATCATGAGT